GACTTTTTTTAGTGTTGTGGGACAAATTTGGAACAAAAAACTATTTTCTGTTATAACCACAATTTGCTGATAAGTCCGTTTTAACGGCAATAAAAAAGGACTAGCTCACGCTAGCTCTGCAAAGAAGTTTTGTTGTGCTTGTTTTAACGTGTGCTAGCCAGCCCACACATTGCCTATCTAGTAAGACCTTTACACTCTTACAGCAACTATTATACCATAAACGTGCATGACTGCCAATTTTCCTGACATCGGGAAAATTAAAAAACCCTAGCTTGTGCTAGGGTTAGTTATGCCACGTTATACCTTTTACAGCAGTCTGTCTTGAACCTTTATAAATATTATTACGACTTTCATGTAATGTCGCTGGTATGAAATTATTAAATTTATCTCTCCTTAAACCTAAAACAACAATACGTTTTTGTTCGTTCTTATAAAATACAACACTCAAGTTCATTGTATTTCTTTTTAAATCTTTTTCAAGTAAGCAAATTTTGACTTTATCTTGATAAAAAATCTCGTAAAAGAACTCATAATTTCTAATTCTTGGAATAATATCTTTAAACTCAGGATGTTTTGAAAATTCGCTTAAACTAAAAGAATTATTTCGGACCGCTTTAATCCAAGATGTAGCTGTATATCTTGTGTGTAACTTATGGATTCCTAAAAGATGAAATAAATTAGTTGCATTAAAGACAACTGTAAATTCTGGAAGTTTTTTATATCCAGTCTCCACAATGCATTTCTTATGACAAAAATTTAGTTCATAATCATTAAGAATCTCTTTTAGCTCCACATCAATAAAACTTTCTACAAAATAAAAAAAGCACGGCTGGATAATCCTCCAGCGGGGTTAACGATTAGAGAGGAACAACTTCTCTAACTCCTCATTGTGCTTCTTAGGCTTATCGCCGAGGAACAGTTTTTAAGCTCTGCCAAGCCACATAACGTGCTTCAATTATGTGTTCGTATCACTACGAATTCAACGCATAGACAAGAACGTTGGGTTAGAAACGAGGGTAAGCAATGAACTTTAATCGTCTTTTAACCATCTCTATCTTACATTATTATTCTATATCTTGCAATATTTTTTACATTATTTTTTACTTCTTTATTCCCTTAACGCAAAAAAACGCCCCCAGCCTAAGCCGAGAGCGTGTTAAAGTGTTTACTATTTAATTTTAAGTGTCTGCCCTGCATAAATCAAGTTTGGATTAGCAAGACCGTTTAGTGCTGCGATTGATTGGTAGCTTGTGCCATAGCGACTTGCAATACTTGAAAGATTATCACCAGATTGAACTGTATAATAAACTGAACTATTGCTTGCTGAACCAGTCACTTGTAAGACTTGCCCAACATAAATCAAATTTGGATTTGAAATACCGTTAAGGTTTGCTAGTGCTTGATAGCTTGTTCCAAATTGTGAAGCAATACCAGAAAGCGTGTCACCAGATTGAACTGTGTAAGTGCTAGTTGTAGTCGTTTGCGTTGCTTGTGTGTTAGCTACTGAAATAATTTCAACGTCTGATTTATTGATCCACGAGTTGATGCCAGAAAGCAATACACGACTACCTGAAACTTGCGCCACTTCGTATGTTCGACCTTTAACCCAACTTGGAATAGCTTCGCCAGTTGCCCAAGTACCAGCGCTAAATTTAACCTTAACTTGGTTTCCTACAGCAATGTCAGATTTAGGCGTGTTGTCCGCTTGTTGACCTTGACTAATAGCTGGTGTTTCAGTTTTAGGATTGTTGTTCTTAGTATAGCCATTGTCCGTAATACCAGTTAAATCAATATTACCGTCAAGACCGCCAGCAATATATGTTGACGTAAATTGGTAGATTGCTACACCGTCCATTGACGGAAAGACATTGTAATTTGGTGTTGGCGTTACGTTATAGTCTGGATAAGCAGCCATCCAAAGTGAATTTGGGAACTCACGAATGATTTGGTCGACATACACGTTAGCCACTGTGTAAGGTTTATAGCTATAATACATAGGCGTATAGCCTGCAGCTTTAATCATACGCATACCATGCAAAATTGCATTAGTATTCGCTTGTTTATCTGCGCTAGCGCCACTTTCATAATCAAGTGCCACAATTGAGCCTTTAGGTGTTTGAATCTGTGGCAAGAATGTATTTATAACTTGTTCGCCAAGACTTGCATTTCCGCCGACTTGATACCAAATATAAGTATGTGCGCGTTTACCTTGAGCGATAGCTGAAGCAACTTGCGTTTCGTATGTCGTCTGTCCGTACATACCGCCACCGTTAACACCACCGATTTGAATAATGGCAAACTTATCGTGCGCGTACCCAAAAATCCCATTTTTGCCTTGGTAACGCGACCAGTCCACGCCTTGGTCGCCAACTGCAGCATAAGCCGTTGATTGTAATAGTAAGCTTGCTAAAGTTACAAACGCTACTAATACACGATTGATTTTATTTTTCATCGCTTCCTCCTTTAAAGGCAATCTCATAATAGCCAATCGCTGACAAGCCAGCAATCAGACCGCCCCAACAATATTCAGCATATTGTCCGTGAACAATAGTAAAGGCATATGCAAGTCCTACAAGAACACCAATTAAAATAGCAAGCCCAGAAACAAGCTTACCATTCAATCCAAATTGTTCTTTTACAACATTCACAAGTGCTGAAATAATAGGTGCTACAACTGTTGCAGCTATTAAAATAACTGTCATGATAACTCCTCCAATTTACTATCGATTTTTTCGACTTTCTCACTCAAGTTGGTAATTTCGGTGGTTAGTCGGATAAGTGCTTCATTCTGTTTGTCGTGATTGTCTAATCGCTTTTTAATTTCGATTAACTCTTTATCATGTTGTTTATCTTTTTCTTCAAGAATCGTCGTGCGACGTTCACTGTTTGTCATACGGCTCTGAAAAAAAGTAAAGAGCGTCAATACTGAGACTGACGCACTTAAAAACATGCTAATAATTTCAGGTTTCCACATAATAAACAACCTCATTTCTAAGGTTGTTCAGAAGTTTCTTTAGTTAAATCAGCTAAAATTGCATCTTCAATTTCATAGCGCTTATCTCTAAATTCTGCTTCCAGTTTACGCAACTCTGTTCGATTTTTTGCGTATAATTCAGGATCGTGCACATATTCATTAATTGTTGATACCCCCTCTTCATTAATGTCGACAACATATTGTTTGACAAGTGTTTCTTCAATTTTTAGATTACCTAATAAATGAGTTGTTTTAATCGTTTCAAGTGCCATAATGTTATTCTCCTTTTTCTACTTCTTCTGGTGCAGTAACTTCTTTTAGTTGTTGTTGAAGTTCTGCATTTTGTTGTTGCAATTGTTCAAATTGTGCTTGTAGAGTTGCTTTATCAAGCGACAATTGCGCAATCTCTAAAGCGAGTTTTGATTGAATTTGTTGATTAAGATTTTCCATTTATACTCCTTTAAACCCACAATATACCTACTTTTTTACATAAATCATCCAAAATTCCCGTCAAGCTTTTAAAATGTCCATCTAATTTTATATCTGGTACACTAATAGCAGCTTTAGTCCCAAAATCCATAATCATTGAATAATTCCAAGTTCCTTTTGAATTATTTGTCAGACCATTTATAAAATCTACTCCCTCCGAGTTTGTTGTTATAATAATAGCATTATTTGGACCTGGAGATACTGAGGTTTCGCCAGTAAATGCGATTTTTTCACCGTAAAGTGTCATGAGACTAAAATTAGGAAACATGTCTACAGTTGAACCAGTACGGCGCGTTGCTGAAGTTAGCTTTGTGCTGTTGAATGCAAGTACATTCGTTGAACTCCAACTGCTTTCAGTACTCGCTTTATCATCCAAAGAAAATAAGCTAATTTGAGATTTGTAACTACCTTTTGTTTGATTAATGGTTGCATATATATTATTAAATGTTATCTCTCCGGATTGTAAATCTAACGTTGTTGCATTATTTAAACTGGTTATTTTATTTCCTCTAAACATATCAGATGTAATACTGCCAGCCTTTATTTTGTCTGCTGTAATACTACCAGTTGCTAAATGGTTAGTCGTAATCGCACCTGCAGCGATATTCGCTGAACTAATCCCACCAGTCTTAATCTGGCTACTGGTAATCGTGCCACTAGCAATCTGACTAGCTGTAATACTACCTGCTTTAATTTTGGCAGCGTCTAATGTACCAGCTGTTATACGGTCACCATTGATACTATTGGCTGACATAGCACTTGTAGTTACTGCTCCTGCTTTAATGGCATTTGCTGTAATGGCACCGGTGGAAATCACGTCAGCAGTAATGATTTTACCGTTCAAATGTGCTGTGTTGATTGACTTACTGGCTATTTTGGTACTTGTGATAGCACCGTCAACAATCATGCTACCTTTTATGTTTATCTTGTCAGAGAATAAGTTGATAGCATTCTGATTAACAGCAAAATAAGAACCAATCGCATTAGCAACATCAGTCGTTGACTTGCCAGCCTTCATAACGATTCCATCTGTATTAATCGTCAAACTAGCACTCTTAACCGTTGATTTATCCAACGCAGATACGCTCGCTTTGATTGAGTCTGTTGTCTGTTTGATTTCTGACTGTGCAGTGATTAACTTACTGTCATAGTCTTCGGGAGCTGGTGACCAGTCTGTGGGTATCTTGCCTTTTTCGAGCTTAACACCGTAAAGCCACACTTCGGATTTAGCAGTAGAAACTTGACGGCACGGCAACACGTTTTTGAGTCCGTTTGCGGTGGGTAGCGTCTTCCAAGTTATCCAATATCGTTCCCAATTCGATTTCAGCGTATGAGTAATAAATCCATCAGCTGCTGTAGTAGTTTTACCATCACTATTAATACCGTATGCTACACAGCTTGGGAAGAAATGACTGTATATAGTTCCACTACCTTTTACCCAAAACGATAAAGTGTATTCAGTATCAGGGAGAACAGTTAAAGCGTTGTCAAAACGAACATCATAGTTATTCGAAGCTGTATCTGTACCAGTAGACGTACCATGATATACGTTGAACTTATCGATAATGTCCGTAATTGTCGCAACCTTAGTATTCCAAGCCCAACCCGAAGAAAAGTTAGCAGTACCTCTAACTAAATTCCGCCCGCCAACGCTTGTAGGTATTTTTTCCTCCACACTCGTAATCTTACTGCTCAACTCGTTAGCTTTAGCTATGATATTGTTTTCAGCAGTTGTTACACGACCGCTTAACGTATTGAAGTCAGTCTGTGAAACTTTGGCACTCAGACCAGTAGTTAGTGAGTTAATCAAGTTAGTGTGTGATGTAATCGTACTGCCTTGCGACGTTACTTGCGTGCTAAGCTGTTTAAGACCGTTGGCTGTTTGAGTTAGTGTTGTATTTAGTTTAGTGATGTCAGATTGTGTGTCTTCAACTGCTGGCGTATAGCTTAAAGGAATCTTTCCTTCATTTAACATCATGTCATAGATATAAATTTCATCACCAGTCTTCAGGTACCAGAAATATGGTTTAAAATAGCTATTTGATGTAGCTTTAAATGTACACCAAACCTTTGTCCACGTATTTGCTTTTATAGTATTTGTACTGTAAACGGGCGTCGTGTGTTGGTGTGCAATATCGTTGCCAACTTGATCGCCATTGCCATTACAAACTTGGATATGACCTAAACTCTCAAAACTGTAACTCTTATCTTTGTTAGTTAAAACCCAGAAACTAAACGTGTAAGATCTGTCTTTGATTAAATTGTAGTATTGAGCATTACCGTTGAAAACCACCCCAGAATTGTTGGTAGCTGACACTACGATTTTATATGTCTGATGTCCATCCTTTGTGACAATGCTAATTGTTGAGTTAGACGTTCCAAAAATTTTTAAGTTATCAGCATTTACCGCAGTGTTTCGCAATAAGTTAGATGACCCTATTTCCGTCGGTATCTTACCCTCAACCGCAGACACCGCACTACTAATCTGCCCAGGGACTGCTTCAATCTTCGTTTGTAGACTGCTGACGTTGCCATTCGTAGTCTTTAAACTACTTTGCAGGTTAGCCACTGCTTTATCATTGCTAGCTTGATAGTTAGCAAGATTAGTCTTAGTCGTGTTGGCAGTTGTTGTAGTCGCTGTTAAGTCAGCTTTAACACCATTCAAGCCAGTTTCAAGCGTTGCTGTTTTCTTGCTCGTATTATCTGCAGTTGTTTTAACTTGTGATAGCGTTGTTTTAGTGCTTGTTAAGTCGTCTTCGACTACTTTAGTTCGTGCAGTAACACTTGTAATATTTTTAGTATTACTATCTACTGTCTTACTTAACTCACTAACAGTCGTCTTAGTACCGTTTGCAGTTTCTTCAACTGTTGAGACACGTTTAGTTAGTTCAGACTGTGCGCTAGCTTGTGCAGTCAACTGACTAGCTTGTGCTTGCAAGTCCTGCTTAGCTGTGCTCAAATCATTAGCTACTGTGGTGAGTTGCTGTTTGGCTTCACTCGCTGACGTTTTAGCTGCGTTTGCAGTTGACGTTGTGGCAGTTAAATCAGTTTTGACTTTGGCTAAGTCAGATTTTAAACTGTTGGCAGCCGTGTTCGCTTGTTTAGCAACTTCTGCTGTTGCTTGATTGATTTCATCAGCGTATGCCTTAGCGTTTGATTCTGCTTGCGTTTTAGCTGTGTCAATCTGCGTTTCAAGTTCTGCTTTTGAGGTGGCGAGTTCGTTTCTAACACTGTTTTGATATTCAAGTGATTGTTGCAACATCTCATTGCTGACTTTTTTGAATTCTTCATCAGCATATTTTAATTGTTGTTGCACCTCGGCTTGGATTTGTGTTGATTTCTGATCAATTTTTTTAGTAACAAAACTTCCGTAAGTGTATTGTGCATCACTTCCAGCTACACTATCAGCACTAATCGTACTTGTTAAACCACCACTAAAGCTAAATGATTGATAAAGCACTGGTACCTTAAGGGTTTCATCTTTGTTTGTTTTAATCGTTACCCATTGACCAACGTCTAGTTTTAAATGACCTTGATAACTCAAATCATATGGATAATAAACAATGTCTTTCAACGCATAATAAAGCAAGTTTAATGTGTCTTGTGTTGCTAATGGATTTTCAATTTCAAGTGACCTACCAGTTTGCAAGCCGACCGTTAGTTTTTCGTTATTAGTTACCTCGCAAGTGATACCAGCGATTTGATACTCTACTTCGCTTTTTTCAAGACCGTGTAAAAAATAATTATCAGCAGTAATCGTAATACCGGATTCAGTCAATCCTCTTACTTCCAATTCGCCATTACGATTAAAGAAACAAGAAAAGCCAAGCAACTGACTTACTTGACCGAGAACATCTCTAAACGTAAGTTTATCACCTGTAGGTTGGGAAACGTGTTGTTGAATGGCTGTCATTCCAAAATTATCACTAGCAAGTGTAACACCAGTCTTAGTGGCGATTTCTAAAATAACATCACGGATTTGTGCTGGGTATTTTAAATCAGTTTTAAAACTTTCATTGAGCTTAAACATTTCGTCCATAAGTTCAATTTCAGTAGTGTTGGCATTTCGGTCAATCTTAATATCGTCAATGTAATATTTCCCCATTTTGACCCATTCAACTTTACTGCCAACTAACAGACCAATTTCTGGATAGACAACATCTAGCTTTTTGAATGATTCGACAATGCTAGTAAACAGTATTGAAGCCGTACCAGCATATGTCCCGCCAGGTGTAAAGTCGTCACCAGTAATATAGCCATACTTGAAATTAGCACTCTTGATATTTTCTGATGTGAAATCACCTACTCTAATAGCCAAAGCACGGTCATTTGATAGCATTGCTTCGTTAAAAGTTACCATAAATTACCTTTCTATTAGATTGAATTTTAAACCACTCCACGGCTTAAATTTGTTAGTAAATGAATAAGCTGGCGCCGTTCTATCACCAACATAAAATGTCCGTGTTGATTGTCCAGAAATAGGGTCTGGGTAGCTCACAGTAAAAAATACAGCTGATACTGCATTAAGTATCACACTGCATTCTGATTGCGTTAACATTCCCCACTCAATTTCAAGTTTACGTTTAGTGGTTATTCTGTCTCTGACCATATCGCCGTTTGCGTTTCGACCAGTTTCACCGTCAACGTCTTGTACACCAACTTGAAAACTTTTAGGTGACACTACTGAAACGCCATTTATAATTAAATTACTCATTGAACCTCCTAAATCTTAAGCAGTATTTGACCTGCTCGTTGTTGTTCTTTGTTGATTTCCTTAATAGCAATTCTTCCAAATTCACTACCACCGATTTGGATAATGATGTCACCGTCACCTGAAAAGCCTGACTGTTGATTACCAGACCCCAGAGCGTTAACAACTGCTGTGCTGACAACACGCCCCATAGTTTGAAGGAAACCAGTATTTTCAAGTGGTACGACCGCTTCTTTACCTGCTTCACCAATCATGGCAAGTGTTGGACTATCAACAATACCACCACGAGCAAGTTTAGGAATATAAACTCGACCGATGCGCCCAAGATGTACGCCTGGTAATTTATTAATGACACCGATAACACCATTAATCATTCCTATAAATGTATTCACAACATTTTCAACTGTATAAAAAGCGGAATTCATTGCCGAACGGAATGCACCAGAAACAGCCGAACCAATAGCAGTCCCAATATTAGTAAATGAACTTCTGATAGTGTTATAAATGCCTCTAAAGAAATTAGCAACACCACTAAAAGCAGAAGTTACATTCGACCAAGCCCCCCTAAAGGTGTTTCCAAACCATGAACCAATACTAGAAAAAGCATTAGTGACATCACTATAGCGTGACCTAAACCAATTCCCAATGCCAGAGAAAACATTTTGAACGTTAGAATATGCAGTATTAAAGTTTTGACTAAACCAATTGCCGACATTTGAAAATGCTTTAGTAATATCGTTATATCTATCGGTAAACCAATTACCAATAGATTGGAAAATATTAGTTAAGCCAATCCAGGCTTCTTGAAATCTTTGAGTAAACCATTGTCCAGTACTAGAGAAAGCTTTTACAATATCATTCCAACGGTCACTAAACCATTGACCGATTGGACTAAATATCTTAACAATACCGTCCCAGCCTGCTTGTACAATGGCAACAATGGTATCCCAAGCCGCTTTGAAAAGTCCAATAAGAGCATTCCACAACATCATGACAAGAGATTCTAGAACGGTAGAGAAACCAGAGAAGATTTGCTTGATACCGTCCCATGCCAATGACCAATCACCAGTAAAGACACCTTTAAGAAAGTCGTTGATGCCTTGAAGAATATCAATAACTCCACCAATAATATCAGCAATCTTACCCCAAACATCAAAGAAGACGTCTGCTAAATATTGAATAGCAGGTGCTAATATTGGAACTATCCACTCTGCTAGCCAATTAAAGAATGGTTGTAATACATTTTCCCAAATAACTTTTAAATCGTCTATGATGTCTCCGAAATAATCTAACGCTTTTTCAATCATCGGTTGAATGTGGTTAGACATTAAGTCAGAGAAACCTTGCCCGATATTATCAAGCACTGGTTGGATATAAGTATTCCAACTATCTAGGAACGTTCCTACGATTTCTGACCAACCACTTGCCAAAGAATCAACAAACGGTTTGATATGTTCGTCATAGGTCGCATTGATAGCAGACATAGTATTTTTAACTAAATTTTTTAGCGAAGCAAAAGCTGGTTCAGCCGCCGAAAGTAATCCTGTTAAATTACGAGTAATTTTGTTTTGATTTTCAGTCAAGATAGTATCAACAGCACCAAACATATCACGCAAAGACTTAGTGTATAACTCTGCTATTCCCATTCCTGCATAGGTGAACGCCGAAATAATATGACTACCTATATCAGTAGCTGGTGTGCTTGTAATAGTGTCATAGAATATTTGCCCAAGCGCTTGTGCAATATTTCCAATATGTGCTACTAGGTCGCCAGATATTTCGAATTGCCTAATTAGCCAACTTTTTATGTCAAATTTGGTTTCATTGAGCGATTTATTAAGGCTTTCAGCGATAAATACCGCAATTCCCATGATGACATTGGCTATAGCTCCTGTTGTTTGCCCTAAAGCATAAGCTAATTTTTCACCAAATTTCGCAGCGGCTGCTAATACCGTTCCATCTTCAAAAATATCTTTTAATGACTGCCAAATACCTTTTAGAGCTTCCTTGAAACGTTCAAGACTGTCAGCCCTAAACGAAACATTAAAGCCGTCTTTAAACAAATCTTTTAGTTTTGAAAGATAGTCTAATAGAGGTTTTAATGTTTTGTCCCAACCATCAAAAATACTCTTAAAATTGTTGTCTAAATCTTCAAGCTCAACTTCTGGTAAAATATCACTTCCACCGTTAGCACCAGAATCGCCTTTTCCTGAACCATTAGAAGGTGAACTTGAATTAGGGCTAGATGAATCAGAATCATTTGAACCAAGACTATTAATTTCATCAAAACTAGCCAGACCAAGTAGCTCTTTAACAGCTTTCTTAGCACTATCTGCCGTATCATCTAAGCTATCAGCGATACCACTTGATGCGTCATCTGCGTCACCTAAGCTGTCCGCAACATCATCTACAGCGCCTGCTGCATCATTAGCATTATTAGTTAGACCGCCAAAATTTTTAGACAAAGAATCCAACGCACTATTCTTAACCTTTGCCTTTTTATTAAACATCAAGCTAACAAATTCAGCTAGTTTAGCTGTAGCGTTCTTTAATGCCATTGCTAGTGAGTTTAAAATTGGCATAACAGCATTAAGAATTGGCAACAAAGCACTACCAATGTTTAATGCTGTATCTTTTAAAAGTGACTTGAATAAGCTAACACGACTATTTACGGAATTGGAAAGTGTATTACCATATTTCGCCGTTGCTTGTTCTAAAATAGCCATTAATCGAATTTGTTGTTGTGTGTTGTAGTCCAACTGTTGCCAAGATTGCCCATTTGCAAAACGTTTAAACGCATTTGTGGATTCAATCATGGATACATTGACGTTGATTCCTAAATCTTCAATAGCTTCAGTATTACCAAGTAACCCAGAGCGAATACGCTCCATAACATCCGTAATACTTCGTCCAGTACCCTCCGCAATAACGGCTGATGTTTGTAACATTTTACCTGTATAGGCGCTTAGTTTACCAGAATCCTTAATAAAACCACTAAATAAATTGGAATAAACGGATGCATATTGTGTCGCATCTGAAATGGACATATTCATTGCATTAGCGTTGTTTTCAATCCATTTTAAGAATGTTTGTGAGCTCTCGCCCATTTGACGCTTAATTTGGTTCACAGAAGCCGTTACTTTCAACGCCATTTGTGTCGAATACATACCGACATCAACCATTTTTTTGCCAATGTATGCAAAAGCAGTTATCTTAGCGAGTTTACTAAAAGCATTTTTAATACCAGATGTACTACTTTGAACCTTGTTATTTGAGCTCTTTACCTTACTTTCAACTTCTTGCATCTTTTGTTTAAATGGTGCAATTTTAGCGTCAATAACAACTTGAAGTTCCTCAAGAGTCATGCTCATGTGCGTCCTCCTTTCTAAAATGATTATTAAACTGTGTTGCAAACGCACGCATGCGTTCTTTGTGCATTAATAAATCACGTTGCCTACGTTCTTCTTCGACTTGTTCACGCTCTTTATCAAATAAATCTGGTGCATATTCCCAAACCTCTAATGGTTTAGAATCAGAAGACAGTAAACAAGAAACATGATTAGCAATCATTTGTGATAATTGATAGTTATTTATAATCTGTTCTTTTCGTTTTTGTGTATAGACACGATTATAGCTATCAATTAAATCAACGATTTCAGCAACCGTGTACTCCCAAAAGTCAAAAGGACTGCCCTTGATGTCCAAAAACATAGGATACAGTCCATTGATATAATCTTTAGCAGAAATAATTTCGACAGATGTTGTCACTTCACTGTGGTTAGCGTCGCTTGTTCGTCCGTCGTTTCTTTCTGTTTTGGCATAAAACCCGAATTTTCAAAAAGTGGGATAATAACGTCCATTAATAAAGAAGTTTGGTCACCACCTGCATCAACGTAATCGTCGTGCATGTCGTAAACATCATCTAGTGTGACACCATGCTCAAATTTTTGCAAAGCGCCGTGAATAACCACCAACATCACTTTAAGTGGTGGCAAAGGAAAATCTTCATCTTGGCGTGGCATGAATACCTTGAGAAGATTGACTCCCAATTTTTCTTCAACTGCAACTGCTTGACGTGTTGTCAAACGTAATTTGTGTTCAACTTCGCCGATTTTCCAAGTTGTGTATGGTAATGACATTTAATTATCCTCCGATTGGGTCTGTAAATTCAAGTGCTGATTGCAACGCAATGCTTGCTGTAAATTCAATAACACCATTGACAGCACCGCTACCGATTTTAACTGAAACTTGACCAGAAAATAGAACTTTAGTACCGTCTGGGTATTTATGTTCAAAGTTGGTAATTGTTCCTGCTTCTTGTAATTTACGCAAGACACGGTACGAATCAGTTTCTTTAGTATTTGAAAAAGCAAATTTGTATTCCAATTCGCCTGCATCACCAATACCAAGTTCGTATTGTTTAACTGAGTCTGCCAATGTAGTGTTATCTACTTTTTCTGGATCAACCCCAATTTCAGGGACTTCTTTCAGTCCTGTCAAATTCGTAAAACTAGTTTTACCAGAAGTTGAGTAACCTAGTGTAATTCCATTTGCTAACATAAATTATCCTTCCATTCTTTGTTGATAAACAAGTTCAGAGTTAAGGTCAACAATACCTTCAAAACGCATTAACTTGTGACGTAAATTGCTAGGGTCTGGCACATCTTGGCAAGTCGTACGTTTAAGTCCCAAACTTGCAAAGATAGAGTTGATAGACGTAGCCATATCACTTGTTGTATCGTTGTTAAAGATATCGACCTTATATCTGACATATGTTTTTTGTTCTTGGTTATCGTATTGTTCATAAGGCTTATTTTCCTCTTCTAAATAGATAACCACTGGGAAATGTTCCCAATCATCTGGATAAGTGTCTGTGACATTATCCGTGAGCTTCTCAAGCTCTTTATAAATAAGCGGTTTAATATTAATCATTTGACAATTTCCTTTATCCTTTTGTTAACGTAAGTGCAAATATACTGTGAAACACGTTTCTCGTTATTTTTCAATGCAGGGTATAGATAAGGCTGTGCCGGCTGACCATACATCTTATAAAATTCACCTACTTTTTGGAAGTGGTATGGTCCTACATCAATTTGACTTTCATGAACATACCACGGCGTCGAACGATAAGAGACACTGATTTCTGGTGAAATACCTGAATGGTTAGCTTGTCCAACTGGTCCTGTTCCAAGTTCAACGTATATACCATATTCTTTCGTAACGTAAACAACTGCTATCGCTTCACCAACGCCTTTAGCTTCGGCTTTTACTTGTATGCCTTCGTTACGCAATTCACCCGAATTTACGGGGGCTCCTAGCTTAGCTTCACCTTGTACCATTTTCCCACCACCGTTGACAGCCGTCAAAACAATATCTGTAGCCGCTCTGCTGTCAGATAGCCTGTGTAACTTTGCAATCAATTTATCAGCATTAACGATTTCTGACATCTTCTAACTCCAACACCTTGTGATTGCTGTAGGTTTTTATTGAAATGACTTTATGTGTCACGTTATCACTATCAATACATAGCCCGTCAAGCTCATTAATCGTTGTATCACGTTCAACCAAAGCATTTAAAATATAGCTTAATCGTTGTCCGTATACTTCTGCTTGTACATTGCCTGACGCTGGCCATATTTCTACATAAATCGTAACACCTTCATCACTATAGCCAGTCCTTTTTAGACCCTCGTTAGTTTTAACCGTCTGATGTTTCTTTAGTAGATACGGTTTCAGTCTGTTCTTTTTCAAACGCATATCCGCCCACCTTTGCTAATCGGTATTGATTAATACTAGCTTTTAATGTCTCTGAAACACCGTCTTTATAGCTGACCGATACACCACCTTCACTACGTGATGATTCACCTTCGCTACCTTGTTTGTTGTACAATTCCAGAGCCAATTCAAGCTGTAAACCTTCCAAAACTGGAATTAGTTTTGTTCGGTTCGTCATTGTCAAAATAATATTTTTAGCCCGCAAAAGTAAAGGCGAAAGTAATTTTGAATCACTCTCGCCAGTTAACGTTTGTAAAGTTTCAAGATTGTCCATGAAACCTCCTTACTTGTTACTTAGAAGATTTCTTATCTTCCTTAACAACTTCCACGACTGTATCAGTTTTGACGCCCTGCGCTTCAAGGTTTTTAGATAGTTCTTTGAAACGTTTCTCAGTCACTTCAATAACTGCTCCTTTGGGACGCAAAACTTTTGCTTGCCAGTCGTGGAAATCTTGCAACACTTTTAATTTAACCATTTAGCGCCTCCAAAAGTTCCTGTTTTGTCAAAGTGCTATAACCCTCAACACCACGTTGCTTAGCTAATCCTTTTAGCTCTTTAACGTTCAAATCTGACAAGATATCAGTTTCTTCAACTTTCGCAGTTTTTTTAGGCAAGTAATGGCGTCTTAGTAGCATTCCCATAAAAATACTCCTTATTCTGTCCCGCCAAATTTGACAACTTTTGATTGGTCATATAGATAAACACCATAGTGTTCATCACCAGTAATGACAGTTGTCTTCTTGATAATGTCGCGGTCTGTTTCAATAGCAACGTTACGTTTCAAGTTGATAACGAATGCACCGTATTTAGCTTCGTCATCTGGATCTGTTTGTTTAGCAGATACTTGCACAAGGAAACCTTTGCCTTGTTCTACTTTCTTAGAACGGACAATTTGAACGCCACCAGCTTCACCAAACGTACCAGACACAACCATTTCTGCGCCAAGTTCTGAACCTTTAACCCATTCTTTGCCAATATTCGCTTTTAGTGAAATGGCATCTTTTGGATTGATGACAGCGACATAACGTACATCTTCTTCATCTTCAAAAATTTGAAGTGCTTTGTCAATTGTTTCAAGTGTTGTTGGTGCTTCAGCAACGTGTTGTGTAGCTGTTTTAGCAAGTTCCACAATGTCATTATCAATTTTGTTAGCAATAGCCAAGCCGAGTTGATAAGTTGCTTGTCCGATAGGGTCACCAAGTCCAGATAAAACAGCTTCGTCGGTAATTTCATACCCTTTACCAGCTTTTTTGATAGTCATTGTTGTCTTTTTAGTTGTCAATTGGTCAAGTGGAATAGCTTCCCCTTCGGCAACATCTGTAGCATCACCTGCATACTCGAAAGCTGGAACCGTTAGAACGCTTCCTGGTTGCCCTTCAAGTGCTGTTTCGACATAAGCAAGCGGTGTAAATTTCAATAGTTTTGGAAGTTTAGCAGAAACCATATCTGCCATAACTTCTGGATTAATCATGTTTGCTAATTTAGTAGTTCCTGTTGGCATAGTTTAATTATCCTTTCAGTTTGTTATATAGTTCAGGATTACGTTCGAACAGCTCATTACGGCTCTTATAACCCATTTTGTCAAACTGTTCTTTGGTAATTTCAGCTGGTGCACCTGGTGCTTTTTTAATTGTTTTGCCACCCTTAATACGTTCTGAAACACCTTTTTGAACAGCTTCCTCCCAACTCTTTTGTAGTTGGTCAATTGATTCATGTACACTATCTGCATCAGTCAAATTGACGTTGTTAACTAATTCAATTGGTAAGCCACGTTCGCTTAGAATAGATTTAGCTTCTGCTGTCAATTCACGTTTATTGATTTCTGCTTCACGGTCAGCCAATTCTTGCTCACGTTTTTTAAGTTGATATGCTTGTTTATCGTCAGCGTTCATCTTAGCTAACTTTTTAGCTTCAGATTCTTTAGCTTCTTGGTCAGCTCTCCATTTTGCAAATTTCTTGTCGATAATGGCATCAACATCTGCGTCTGTGTACTTTTTCTCGTCTTGTGATTCTGATTGTTCAGACCCTGCAGCAGTCTTATCAGTTTCTACCACTTCAACGTTATCGTTTTTTTCTGCCATAATTGGCACCTCCTATGTTTTAAGTCGTCCCCGACTATTAAATCCATAGCTTTTAACGTCTTCCATGCCTGGACAAAATAAAAGCAGTATTACTACGACTATTCTTTTAGAGCTTTAATAACTTCCTTGATGAATGCTTTAATAAAAGCCAAAATAGACGTTATTAATACAATCAATAAAAACACTACTGTAATAAAGCCAAATAAAAAACTGGCTAATTGCCAGATGAAATTTACCATAAATTTTATCTCCTTTTAAGCATAAGAAAAGCACCTAATCAAATTGACTAAGTGCTTATGATTTCTATTTGTTTAATATTGTCTTCTGAGTACGATTGATTGTCTATGACGATTTCATCTTCGCCATCAATATCATAGCCATCAAACCAATCAGAAACTTTACCAGCCACAGACGTACCATCATTTAAAATGATACGAACATCTTTATTTATATATTCCCACAATTTCATGAGGCACCTCCTTTAGTTTTATTATCGCTTGGTATTCTTGGAACTAAATGCGTTGTCGATTTTGAAATATGTATTGTGAATTCATCAGTCGCAATTGGGTTAGCTCCTGTTAAATCATGAATGCAATAAGCTACACCACTCTTAGTATCTATTTTAATAATAGCACTATACTGACCACTCTGTCGTCTAATAATTGTGCCGTTCAAATAATTATCGTTTATAATCTTTTGGACAGTCGCATTATCCACAGTAAGATAACCTGGTATTGGTTTTCCTTTTGACTTATTATGTTGTACATAATTATTATAAGCTTTATGATTTTGAGTGTGCCTATTTTGTTTGTCTTGATTAATAGTCAAAGACAAATCACCATTATTTATGTGTTCTTGCAGACGTGATTTAAGTCTTAACTGCTTGTATCCCTCAGCATTATTATACTTTAAATCAACAAAATCTGCCAGCGTTTTAGGAGTTCTTTCATCCCCTAAAATGTCTTTGTATTTGATGTATTGTTGGTTAGCTCTATCAATATCAGACTGTTTCAAACCGTCAACTTTATACAACGGTTTTACATGTTTAGTGTACCAGTCATCATAAGTCATATCAGCTGGAACAAGTATGTTTTTACCTGTTTTAGGGTCCTTCGCACGTCGTTTCTTACCTTTAGCCCACTTATCATCAAAGTAAGCAATGGTTGTCGAACGACACCAAGGGTGCATAGGTGGATAGTTAACGCCGACTGTCGCTTCTTTCGTTTTATAAACCATTTGGTCATGTTCACGGCAAATAGTCGACGTCCTTAAGTCAAGCGTAGCTACAAATTGATATTGACTGATGTCAGCTTCATCATAGCTTTTTAGTTCCATTTGACCATGATAATAAGCTGATTCTGTTCGAACCAATCGCCTTGAAGCATTCTTCCCAACATCAAAACGTTGTGAAATAATATCAGCAATATCACGAGTGCTACGCCCAGTCATAAGCCCAATTAAAAGCTCGTTTTTTAGGCTATCTGCTAGCGCCTGTGTGTTGTTCCAAATTCTGCTTGAATAATTATCCCCATACCAATTAGAACGCTGTAAACACGAAATCTCACGCTCCGGTAAGGTGTTAAAATCATATGCAACACCAAGGCGTTTTTGAAGCTCGTAAGTATGATGATAATAACTATCATTCATGAAATCAGAATAATAAGTATCCGATTGTTGCTTTTCGCTTTGATATACCTTGTTAGAAATATTATCAATCTGTTTCTGCAAATCATTAAAGCGATTAATTCTAAAAGCAAAAGCTGGGCTGTCTAAATCAGCTAACAATTGATTAATGTTTGAATTATCTGGTTGTGCTTGAAGCTGTCGTTTAAGATTATCAATTGTCTTATCATCTTTTATTGTCTTTAATACTAAACGTGCTTCTTTTTCAGTCAAGCCATAATCACGTTGAAACTTATCAAATACTTTGTTAGATTGTCTGGTTAAATAACGTTTGGCTTCGTCGTAAATGGCGTCAAACGAATCTGCTTGTTTTTCTGCTTTATCCATTTGATTAAAGATAAGCTGTGCTTTACGACGTTCCCAGTAGCTTAACTTCTTACTCATCTACATCATCTTCTTCGTCTAATGGCAAATTTTGGACAAATGCAGGCGCTTCGTCAGTCTTATTTTCTTGTTCTTCCTCAAGCGCTTTTAATTCTGCATCTGGATCTTCGACAAACGGCAATAAAGAAATCAATTGACGAAGACTAACCTTGCCATCAAGATTGTTGATGATTTGAGACAATTCAAGCAAATTCTTAGGCAAACCACGCTTATATTGTGGTACGATTGCTTTTGCGTCAAGTGCAATTTGTTTTAAACCTAAATAGTTACAAAATAGCTTAATACGCTTACGAAGTGACTTACTATAATGCTGTTCTTTAGTCTTAGTAATCATTTCTAAGCCCAACAGCTTGTACTCCATAGCCACACCAGACACATTACTAGCGAAATTCTCATCTGTTAAATTAGGAACATGACTAAATGTGTAAATGTCTTGTTTCAACGCTTTACGCAACACCTCAATAGCATTTTCATCTAGCACATTATTTAAGAAATCTGCCTTAGCATCTGGTGGTAATTCAAGCAAGCCTTCCTCACTCAAAATCTGCATAGCTTCGCGTGCTTCCTCTGCACTATCTGCTAAACTAGCACCGTAAAGCACCAAAATAGAATTGATAGCTTGTTCTTTATCGTTCACACGATTAGCAGTCAATGAATTATAGGCATCAATCAAACCTAGCTGTTGCTCATAATCACCAATCATTAAACTATTGTTTCGATACTCAACGATAGGAATAGCGCCCATATGATGTTCTTCTGGTGCTGATGACTTATTATTAACGTCCTCAAAACCTCGCAAAGTCATCTGATAATGGTAATTTTCCGTTAAAACCTCTGCTTTGTATGTGGTATTTTGACTAACATCATCTATAATATCATAATAATAAACAGCAAATAGCGGACATTGTTCGATAGAGTCATCATAAACAATAAATGTATTTTCTGGCTCAAGACTTCGAACGCTTAACTCTACTTCATCTTCCTTTGCATAAATAAATTCATATGCACGACCATAAATAGCCATATTTAAAGCATTTTCGTTATCTACATGGTCCACATCTGCTTTATCAAACGCATTAAGCAACGGTTCAATATCTGCTTCTGACGTATTCGTGTATGTGATACTGTTACCCATGAAATACCCAGTTGACGTGTCGGCAATATCTTTAGCGTGATTAGCAACTGTTTTAAAGTTTGGTAAATTTGACCGTCGTTTATGATTTAAAATATCATGCTTTCCAAGGTAGTAATCTTTCAACGTTTTCAGCCGTTTGCTTTCTGAAGCATGAACGGTGATAAGTTTATAAATAATGTCAAGATTTAGGTTTTCTTCGTCGTATTTGCTACGAGAATAAATCAATGTATCGTCCTGCATGTGACTCCTTTCTATAAACCATAAGCTGACTTACGTCGAACTTTAGCTTTTGTTTTAATTTTGTTATTAATACTTTCAACAATACCTGTTAGAGCATCTGCTGCGTCATCATGTGCGTTTTTACCTTCACGTTGGTAAGACATCAGTTCCTGATAAAGTTCAGGCCATTTGTGACGCCAATTCTCTGGAAAGTAAATGTGTTCAATCGCCCATGTAGCATTTGTCAAAATACGAGCTTGTTTATTTTGCGATTGATGAAACCAATTAAAAAGCGTGTAATGGTTGTTGTATTGTGTTTTAGTTAACCTTTCAACATTACGGGCAAAACCACGACCACCATTATTACTTTCAATATCGCATGTATTGACTTCATGCTTCGCTAATTTTCTGGCAAGCAATGGTTCGGTGACTTCCATTGGCTCTTTAGTAAAGACAATATCAAGAATATAAGCTTCATTGTCAGATGTCACACCGTAAATATAACTTGATAGATAGTCGCTTCCTGTATCCGCTGTATCGGTATAAGCACTAATACGTTTGAATTTAGGTCTTGTATCATAAGTTTTAAATCCAGAATACAAACGACCTTTTAAGTCAATTGGTTCTTGCTGGTAGTTAGCAGAAGCTATGTCAGCTCCCATGGTTTTAGTCTTTTGAAAATAAGCTTGTTTACTTAGGACTTCATCACAAAGCATGGTATCTGTCGCTTCATCATAAGCTTTCATGCTGATATGCTTGACCTTGTAATCAGACTTAGGAAGTTCAATCAGCGCCTTACCTGCCAAATCTTGCGAATGCCAACGTGTCATGATAATAATAATTTTCCCACCTTCTTCAAGACGAGACAGCATAGTATTTGTGAACCACTCCCAATGCTTTTCCAGGACAGTAGCGTTGTTAGCTTCTTCAGCATTTTTGATAAGGTCATCAACGATAATAATATCAGCACCAAAACCAGTCGCTGTACCAGTTGGACTGGTAGCCAGATAATTGTTATAGCCACCCTCTAAACTCCACAAGTTCATAGCGGCATCACCATATTTGATATGCGTATCTGGAAAAATGTCATTAAACACAGTAACGTCTTTATCTGCTTTCGTTTCTTGAATAGCATTTCTGACATTCTTTGAAAACACAGTTGATAACGTTTCGTTGTATGAGCCAGTCATTATCTTTTTGTTATTGTCATTTCCAAGTAACCATTGAACAAACATGCCTGCCGTCCTTGATTTTCCGTGCCTTGGCGGTTCATTGATAACCAAAACGTTATGCTCATCATCACTTAAAAAGCCTTGCAAATCATTGCAAAGCTCAACTAAGTATTTACGAGACGGCTTATAGAAATCACTTGCCATTAGATGACAATAATAAAAGAAATCACGACGAGCTAACTCAAAACGTGCTTGCTGTTTGATTGCTGTTTTATCCATCATCAATCAACTTCCTTAACTCATCTGTTGTCAGTCCCTCAAATGGATTAGACTGGTTCACATCAGCCCTAACATTAAGCTGTTTAGGTTCTTCCATACCAGCGTAATCAAGTATCATTTTAGCGGCATTTAAACGTGCTTGAGGTGATGCATCAACGTCTTGCAAAATATCAATTGTTTTATCAACTGCAATAGATGCCAAACCCGAAAAGCGCCTTTTTAACATACTCTTTTGCGCTTCGATTAATTCATCAGCAAATGCTAAAATTTCAACGTTTTTCATATTGTTGTAAGCTTGTGTATCAGCTGATTTTTCTGAATAACCAGCATAACGTGCTGCTTGACCTTGCTTCATACCTAAAGCAATCCCTTCAGCAAATTTCTTTTGCAGTTTCGTTAACGTCAATTCATCACCCCCAATCTAAAATAAAAAGCCACACAAACGTGTGACTGTCAGAGGAATAGTGGGAACTGCACCCACATCTCTAGATTAAAAGTCTAGTGTACTAACTATTTGTACTATATTCCAACAGTTCGTCCAAAAGGTTGCACAGACAAACAGTGATACACTCAACCTGTATTGTGTATCGTTTTTCAGGCATCTGTCACAAGATGTTTAACACTTTACCCTTTATTTTCAACTCTAGCCATTGTGACCTGACCTGTTGCGGACCCATTCGAAACAACACAACTCTAAAATCTCAAGAAACCTCGTCCTTAACCTAAACATTTGATGATACCATAATATAACATTTTCGATGCGACAAATAGCCCCAAAAGTCGCAACTTTAGCAAAAACCGTAAAAATCAGCAAAAATCTCTAAAATGCGTTGACGTTTACGATAGATTGTACTTCGGTCGTATGCCATTTTGTCTGCGATTTCTTCCCAAGTGTTGACACTACCACGAGACCAACGCAACCAAAAGATTTTTGTCATGTCAGAATCCAAAACATTTAACGTGCTTTCTACAGCATATTTCTGCGCGTATAGACTATTTAACCGCTGGTCACTATCCCATTTAGCAATAGTATTTTCTGTTGGTTTAGACACAATGTTAGCACGCCCACCACCAATATTTTCATCTGTGTTTGGCACGTCGCTAATTTCTAGCTTACGTACTGCGACTTTATGGTCAATGCTAACATAATCAAACAATAGCTCATCAAGTGCTTTTAATTGTGAATTGCTTAATTTTCCCACCCTACTCTCTCCTTTTATGATATAATAATGTAAGCGTTAATATTATAATCACAAGCCTTTGCGTGAGCAGGGCTTTTTCTTTTTGGGCAGGCGCACGACCCACATTGAATTACCACGAGGATATATAGCAGCGCCTTTAAATAATAAGCAACTAGCGATAATCGCCGTTAGATTAAAATTTACATTGAGTTTCCCTTTCTATTTTATTTCGCTATGTTTGCTAGCAAGTAACCAGATAAACTTGCTAGCGATATACTAATTTGTAAGAAGAAGTGCTTTAACACCTCTATTCCGTTTTAAATTATTTCTGGTTATACTCGTGCGTGGAGTCGAACCACACTAAAGACCGTCACGAGCACCGAATGAGTTTTTTAAAAATCCAAGGAGTTCTAAGTCACCGACTAGAGAATGACTATCATTGAACCTACTTTCTTTTTTTATTTTTATTTTCTAGCCTAATACCCACGACTGGAGTCGAACCAGTCGGATACCGTTGTGGGCTACTGACCGTCATAACTATCAGCATAATACACAATCACTTGATTTTCTTCCAACACCTTAATTTGTGCTTTAGCTTGTTTGAGTTCAGTCTTTAACTCTGCGATTTCAGACTTGCTTTCGCGTTCGCCAATGCCATAACCAATAGCGATAAACATAATCACTGCAAGCATGACAACTAATCCAAACACAAAATTTACAAAATCTTCATTTTTCATCTGCTTTTCTCACCTCCACACGATAAAGCCGACTAGTCCGATAGCGCCACTTAAGATTATCGGCTTCAGCATAAGCTATCGCTTCATTCTCGTAAGTTGTCACACTATCAATCATATTATCGAAATAAACAACTACTTCATACATTGCCTACTCCTTTCGCTTGTTTATCTAACCAGTCCCAGATTAAGTGAAACTGACCGTTGACTAGCTCATCATTGCTGTACTTCTCACAAATAGCCACAATGGACTGATTCGCCCATTCCCAGTAAGCAACTGTTCCAAAACCAACTTCTTGTGATTTCTGGTTACTTTCTTTCATCCAGTTTGGCACTTCCGTTTGAAAGAAATCAATATAATCAATCTTCATAAGCTTTCCAACCTTACGTATATTCCAACTGTATCGGCCCAAAATTTCTCAGTAATCTCACTAGCCACACGACTGTCATTGACGAAGAAGCCAAGTTCTTGCATACAGTCTTTAGGTAATTTCAACAGGTTTTCTGTATCTGGTTTCGTATGTTTGTACTGACCATCAGTAGTACCTTTTATTCTTGGAAACAGCCATTTAGTCGTCAATCTTAACGGACCGTCCATAGGTTCATTAGGTGCATACGGCGCTAACAAATCCATGAACATTGCCCGCGTTTCCATTAGTTGGTCTGGCTCATAGAATTGTGGCTTACCATGTATAACACGAACTTTCTTTTGCTGGTGAGTAACTGTTGGAATTTTCTTCATTGGGATAAAGAATTCAATCATCTTTTACCTCTGTAATTTCGTATAAGTCATTATCCCACACACCAAGTGATCTCCAAGTGCTCTTAGAGTGCTTTATAATTTCTGGACTACATGCACGTCCGTAATGACTCCAGCCGCCATTCTTTCCAAGATAAGAATTGGTTATCTTGTTCTTAGCTATATACAACTTCTCTTTCTCAACTTCATAGCCGAATTTGTTCATCAATACTAATACTTCGATAGGTTTATTTTTGTCATTATCAAACCATTCATGTAAATCTTCATGTAATTTTCGTCCATAGAAATCGATACAAAGTCTGTATAAGTTATATTCAAACTCATCTTTATTATCTTCATACCAGTCTGCAACAAATTGTGGAATAACTGCCTTCTTGGGTTCGTCAATTTGTTTGATGGTGTTTTGAGCAAAACGTAAACCAACAACCAAATCAGTATCTTCAACGTCAAACGCTCTACTTTCTAACTTTTCAATCGCTTCTTGTTTGTTCATATTTCCACCTCATTTTTCTACTTTTTGATTTATAGTTGTTTTTCACGCGCTTTGTCAAAGATGAGACAAAGGATAAAGGGGCAGAGCTTATAGCCCCTTTTCCTTTTCTCTTTGACTTTTTGACGAAGGAAAAACACTTTTAATAACTCTGTAAGAGTTATACCTGTTTTCTTCCAGAAAATAACATGTTTTTTTCGCGTTTTTTTCCTAGCAAGAAATACTTGAAAAAAACATTATTTTTCGTACTAGGAAATGAAAAAAACGTACTCTTTCACGT